CAGGTATGGCTAATGGTAATAATCAAAAACTTATTTACATGGCGTTCGCTGCCAATCCATTCGTAACGTCAACTGGTGTACCAACAACAGCTAATTAGTTATACAAAGTTAAATTTATCTAAATAATTTGATATCCAAGTTAAAATGGACAACTTCCTTACCTAAATAGCTTGTGGTATAATTCATCATGCCTTTAGCAAAAGTAAATATAGCACCAGGTTTTGATAAACAATCTACACCAGCAGACGCAGAAGGTCGTTGGGTGGATGGTGACAATGTACGTTTTAGATATGGTGAGCCAGAAAAGATAGGTGGTTGGTCTGCTTTATGTAACGACAAAATAGTTGGAGCTGCAAGACAACAACACGTGTGGTCAGATACCACTGGCAAAAGATACGCAGCAATAGGCACAAATAAAGTTTTAATAATTTATTACGAAGGTGTTCTTTATGATATAACGCCTTTAGAAACAGACAATTTTTCTACTGGTGCAAACATTACAACGACTAACGGATCAGCGACAGTAACAATAACGACTAGCGGTTCACATAACCTAGAGGTAGGTGAACTAACTACCTTTGCTAATGCAGGATCTTTTAATGCAGGGCAAACAGGTTATACAGCTGCAAGTTTTGATAATTTAGTTTTTGAAGTACAAACAACGCCTTCATCTACAACATTTACAATTTTAATGCCCTCAGTTGAGTCAGGTTCAGGAACAACGACCAACGGAACACTAGATGTTAATCCTTATCAACCCGTAGGACCTTTAAATCAAACTTATGGATATGGTTGGGGTACTTATTTATTTGGCGGAAGAACCATCACTCAAACGACAACAACAATAAATAACAGCGGTGTCATGTTAGTAGGCGCTACCAGTGTAGTTCTTACATCTACATCTTCATTTCCAGCAACGGGTTCAATAAGAATTGGATCTGAAGACATGTCTTACACTGGAAATAACACAGGTACAAAAACATTGAGTGGAATTACTAGAGGTATTAACGGAACAACTGCTGCTGAACATGCTAATGGAGCAACAGTAACTGACATATCTAGTTACATTGGATGGGGTGATGCTTCATCTTCAAGCACAGTAACTATTGATCCTGCAATTTGGTCTATGGATAATTTTGGTGATATTTTAATAGCAACAATTCATAATGGAAAAACCTACACTTGGAATCCAACAGGAGGTTTAAACACAAGAGCTGTGGTAGGAACTGGAATGCCAACAGCATCAGTAATGACTATAGTATCAGACAGAGACAGGCATTTGTTTCACTTAGGAACAGAAACTACAATTGGTACTACAACTACACAAGATAAAATGTTTATAAGATTTTCTGATCAAGAAAGTTTAACTGACTATCAACCCACTTCAATAAATACTGCTGGCACATTTAGACTAGATGATGGCACAAGAATAGTTGGAGCTATTAAAGGTAAAGATTATATTTTAGTTTTAACAGATACCGCTGCATACGAAATGCAATTCGTAGGTCCTCCTTTTACTTTCTCAATAAGAAAAGTTGGTTCTAATAATGGATTGATAGGGCAGAATGCAGGAGTGTTTGCAAATGGTGCTGTTTATTGGATGGGTAAAACAGGAGGATTCTATGTTTACGATGGTACTGTAAAATCATTACCTTGTTTAGTAGAAGATTTTGTATTTACAACTGATGGTAATAACCCAGGCATTAATTATAATTCAGGACAATTAGTTTTTGGAGGTATAAATGAATTATACTCTGAGATAAATTGGTTCTATTGTTCTTCAGGCTCTACAGTGGTTAATAAAGTTGTAACTTATAATTTTGACGAACAAGTTTGGACAACAGGAACTTTAGATAGAACCACTTGGGTTGGATCTACAGTATACGAACAACCTTACGCTACAGATTTTAATTCTTCAGATACACCAACTTTCCCAGTAGTAAATGGTGTTACTAACGGAGCATCTATTTACTATGAACATGAAGTAGGTGTTAATCAATTAAACGGAGATGGATCTTCAACAGCAATAGCATCTTTTATAAAATCAGGAGAATTTGATTTAAATGGTAATGCAGGTGTACCAGGAGATGGTGAATTCTTAATGAGTATTAAAAGATTTTTACCAGACTTTAAACGTATAAGTGGTAATGCAAAAGTAACTATATTTTTAAATGAATTTCCACAAGGGACATCGGCCGTCTCAAGTCCATTAGGTCCCTTTACAATTAATTCTAGTACATCTAAAGTAGACACAAGGGCTAGGGGTAGATTAGCTGCAGTTCAAATTGAAAACGAAAACTTAGATGAGAGCTGGAGATATGGTACATTTAGATTTGATGTAAGAGTTGATGGAAGAAGATAATGGCTAAAATTACTATTTTAATACCTGAACCAACACCAACATACACACAAGAAAACCAAAGACAAATAGCTCAGTCTTTACAAACATTAAAAGATAAGTTAAACACATCTTATCAAGAAGAGTTAAAACAAGAAGTTGAAAGGTTTACTTGGTTCAATGGCTAATACATATAAAAAAATAAACACAGATTTAATATCTAATACCGAACAAAGTGTTTATACGGTTCCATCTAATTCAAGAGCAATTATAAAATCTATTCATGTTTATAACGAAGGTGCAGGAAATGCAGTTATTACAATTAAAATTACTTCAGGGTCTACTTATTTTTATAGCAAAAAAACTGTTGCAGCAGATGCTACTCAAGAATTTCTTGTTAATATATTGGTGTTACAAGAAAATGATATTTTAAAAATGTTATCAGATATTACTGGACCAGATGTCACCATTAGTTTATTAGAAATAAGTAGATCAGATCAAAATGGCTAAGAAAAAAGGTAATTTATATGGTGTATCTAACTACCATAAAAAAACACCTAAAAAACGTAAAGGTAGACTTTCCAAAAAAGTAGGACCGAAAGCTAGAAGACGTAAGAAATATGTTGGACAGGGACATTAATATATTGTAATTAAATATAATGACCGTATATCAAAAAATTAAATGTAAGACCAATACAGTTTATAGAAGCATCAAAACAGGAAAGAAATACAACAGCGAGAAGGAATTTTTAGAAGAAAATCCTAAAGAAGATCTAGCCACAGATGTAGTGGTTGAAGTACCTGATCTTCCTCTATTTGGTAGTACCCAATGAATCCAGCAGGCGCAACAGAACTACAGCTTGGTTTTTTACAAAAACATTTACCTAAAGACTTATTAGATAAGTTTCAAATATGTACTTCGGTACCACATAAGATTCCTTTGTCTAAAGATAAAATAAATATACTTTGGCAAAAGATGGCACCTGATCAGCCACACTTTCAAGAATTTTTTAAAGACCCTGAAAAAATTAAACAATACGATTACTATATTTTTAATAGTCATTGGAATTATGAACAGTTTAGAAAAACTTTTTCGTTGCCTGAACATCTATGTACAGTAATTAAAAATGGTATACCTGATATTAAGAAGAGAGATCCTGAACCTAAAAGAGAAAAAATAAGATTAATATATCACCCAACACCTTGGAGAGGGTTATCTGTATTACTGGGTGCGATGCAGTTAGTTAATAATCCAAATACAGTTTTAGACGTGTATAGTAGTACGAAAGTTTATGGGAATGAATTTAAAGAAAAGAATGACCATATATACCAAGATCTATATGATCAATGTGAGAAGTTACCAAATGTAAATTACATTGGATATAAAACTAATGATTACATTTTAGAAAACCTACATACTTATGATGCGTTTGTTTATCCTAATATCTGGGAAGAGACTTCTTGTGTATCTGCAATAGAGGCTTTGGCTTGTGGATTGTATGTAGCAACAACGGACAACGGAGCATTATATGAAACATGTTCTGAGTTTCCTATTTATATTCCTATGGATAAGGATTGGAAAAATTTAGCTAGACAATTTGCAGCAGTCATTGATCAAATACCTGAACAGATAAACGAAAAAGGTATTCATGAACATTTAAAATTTCAACAAAAGTTTTTTGACAAATTCTATAATTGGCAACTTATAGCGGGTCATTGGACTGGATTCTTACAAGGGGTTTTATTAAATGCAAGATCCAAGTAAACCTATTTGGTTTGGCGAAGAAACTAAACCTAAAGTAAAAACAAAAAGTAAATATAGATTTTTTGTAGCCACCCCTGTTCATAACGAAGTGTCTATACATTACTTTCAAGCTTGTTTA